GAAATCTTGACCGTGGATACATCGCTGAATACGAACAGCGTGTAAAAGCGGAGACGGAGGATACGAAGGCAAAGCTCAAGGCGGCTATGGACGCTGGGGATGCGGACGCGGTTATCGCGTCACAGCAGGATCTGGCAAGATTGGCTGTTGAAGCTGAAAGGGCTAAAGCCACTATTGCTCAACGGCAAAGAATGGCAAAAGCGGCTCAAAGTCCGGCGGCACAACAGTATCAGCAAGCACCACAGCCACAATACCAGCCAGAAGCCCCACCCGCACAGCCGGATCCAAAGGCTGAGGACTGGGCTGAAAAGAATGAATGGTTTGGCAAGGATGAACCAATGACCTTGACAGCGTTCTCAATTCATCGTAAACTGATAGAAAAAGGTATTGACCCATCTTCCGATTCATACTATAATGAATTAGATACACAATTGAGGGATAATTTTCCTCATAGGTTTAATCAAAGTTCAACGCCGACTCAAACGGTCGCTTCGGCAAGTAGGGGCGGACCAATCAGGCGCAAAGGCACAGTGAGACTCACACCATCACAAGTAGCCATAGCAAAAAAACTAGGTGTGCCACTAAGCGAATATGCGAAATACGTGAAGGAGTAGGCATATGAATATTAAAAATTTAAAAACAAATAAACTACCATCACGCGAGTCTGAAACCAGAGAGAAAGTTTCTCGAAGGAAACCATGGGCTCCGCCGTCAACACTAGACGCACCACCTGCACCAGCTGGGTTTACCCATCGCTGGATAAGGGCCGAGTCTTTAGGACAGATGGATCAAAAAAATGTATCCGCTAGACTAAGGGAAGGTTGGGAGTTTGTCCGAGGGGACGAATATCCTGACGTTGAATGGCCTCAAATTGATTCAGGTAAATATAACGGTGTCATAGCTGTTGGAGGATTAATGCTAGCGCGAATTCCTAAGGAAACGATTGAAGAGCGTAAGAAACATTTTGCAAAAGTAACGCAGGATAAGGACGACGCAATTGCAAACGATCCTTTGAAGGACCAACATCCTAGCATGCCAATCTCGAAAGAGAGAAGCACTCGCGTAAGTTTTGGTGGCAAAAGAAACACTTAGTTTCCTCCACATAATTTACACAATTTTTACACACCCATGAGGGGTGTGTTACAATAATTTATCTGTGAGGATAAAATCATGGCTAATAAAGACGCACCATTCGGGTTCAGAGCCGTTGGGGAAGTTGGAAGCGGCGTGAATAACGGGGGCACCAATAGATATGCTATAACAGACAATTTTGCTGCAGCAATCTATCAAAATTCGCATGTTATGCTTGCGAGCGGTGTTTTAGCAGTCGGAACTGATTCCGGTGCTACTAACCTCGGCGTATTCAACGGTTGTTTCTATCAAGACCCAAATACTCAAAAGCCCACATGGTCAAATTATTACCCTGCTAGTACTAATATTACTCAGGGTGCGATTGACGCGTATGTCTATGATGATCCGAAAAGACTCTTTGAAGCCCAATGTGACGGGACTATTGCCTTAACTGACATCGGTAAAAATATCGATAGTGCAGTTACTGCTGGTAGCACTGTTAATGGTCAATCAAAAACTGAACTTAAAGCATCTAGTGTTAATACCACTGCTGCTTTACAGTTTAAGATTACGGGAATTTCAAAGGATCCAGACAACAGTGACGCCTCTAGCGCGAATGCAAACTGGCTCGTTTTCTTTAACGAACATTTGTATTTCAGCTCTACTGGTATTACTGGCGTATAAGCCTAGGAGGAATTGAACAATGGTTATTTCAAGAATGCAATTGGTCAAGGAACTCGAACCCGGCTTAAACGCTCTGTTCGGGTTAGAATACGACCGATACGAAAATCAAGACAAGGAAATCTTTGATACAGAGAGTTCCGATCGTGCGTTCGAAGAAGAAGTAATGTTAGGTGGTTTCGCCAATGCAAGTGTAAAACCGGAAGGTTCCGGTGTTGCGTATGAAGACGCGCAAGAAACTTACACTGCAAGGTACACCATGGAAACCATTGCTTTGGCTTTCTCATTAACCGAAGAAGCCGTAGAGGATAACCTTTACGACAAAATCAGCACTCGATATACAAAGGCATTGGCACGTTCAATGGCCAACACTAAGCAAATAAAAGCTTCTAACATTCTCAATAGAGGATTTAACAGCTCTTATCTTGGTGGCGATGACAAGGAGCTTTTAGCGACTGATCATCCTACACTTAGTGGAGACCAAAAAAACGAATTGACAACTGCTGCCGACTTGAACGAAACTTCGCTCGAGCAGGCTCTTATCGACATTGCTGATATGAAAGACGAAAGAGGATTAAAAATTGCTCTAAGGGGCATGAAACTAATCATCCCAGTCAATCTTCAGTTCAATGTAGAAAGATTGCTAAAATCACCAGGACGACCAGCAACT